GCTCAAAAAGTCGCTATATATAAATATACGACTTGAAATTGTTTTTATGGCATTACCGAAACTTGGGTATCCTACGTATGAACTTGAATTACCCTCTACAGGCAAAACTATCAAATATCGCCCATTTCTCGTAAAAGAGGAAAAAGTGCTTTTATTGGCACTTGACTCAAAAGATGAAAAACAGGTAGTTAACGCAGTTAAGGATTTAATCAAAAATTGTGTTATTACAAGAATTAAGGTAGATACTCTACCTAGTTTTGATTTGGAATACTTGTTTTTGAAAATTAGAGGAGCATCTATAGGTGAAAATATTATTTTGACAGTAACCTGTCTTGATGATAATGAAACACAGGTAGAAGCAAATATCAATATTGATGAGGTTGAAGTATTCAAACCTGAAGGACATGATAAAAAAATTATGTTTGATGATAAAACTGGTATCGTTATGAAATATCCTAGTATGAAAGAATTTGTTGAAAGAGAGTTCTTACAGAAGGAAATGAAGACTGAAGAGGTTTATGATTTTATTGCAGATTCTATAGATCAAATATTTGATGATGAAGAGGTATATGATTCTAGTACCACCAGTAAGAAAGAGTTCCGCACATTTGTTGATAGTCTAACTACTAAACAATTTGAAAAAATTCAGCAATTTTACACTACTTGTCCTAAATTGAGTCACACCTTTAAGGTTGTAAACCCTAATACTGGCAAGGAATCTGAGTACACAGTTGAGGGATTACAGAGTTTTTTCGCATAGCACTCTTTCAGAATAATCTGGAGGGGTATTTTAGAATGAATTTTGCCTTAATGCAGTACCATAAATACAGTTTGAGTGAAATTGAAAATATGATGCCTTGGGAAAAGGAGGTATATACAACCTTCTTAGTCCAATATCTTGAAGAATTAAAACAAAAACAAGAAGCAGCAAAAGCAAAACGATAGTGGCAACATTACAAAAGACATACAGAGGAGATTTATCAGGAGCAATAGCTGGTGTTTTATGGAGCCGTATAAAAGAAGCAAATACTAAAAAAGAACTTGAGAAATCAAATGCTTCTGATGATATAAAGGAAGCTGCTGTAGAATTAAGAAAAGAAGATCCTAGTGATAAGTCTATACCTGTTCAAGACAAATCTTTAAGAGACTCAGTAGTAAGAATATTCGGAAAACTAGAGGGTAGGTTATTTTCATTACAAGGTAAAGCAAATAATATATCTGGAAAGGTAACGACATTAGCAGGTGGAATTGCAGACACACAAGACCTGATTATTAATCAAAACCAATTATTAGAAGATAAATTTGATATTATTTTAAAAAATATTGGTGCAATTTCATCAATAGACAAAAAGAATGCAGCAGAGTCAGAACTTGATAGAGTTGAAGCAGAACTTGAGAAAGGATTTGATCTTTCTGGAACTTTTGCTTATGAAAAGACTCGTACAGGATCCTTTGGTATTTTTGGAAAAATTCTTTCTGGAATATTAGGAAACAGGTTCACATCAAAACTTATATCTCAAATATCTAAAGCTTTATTACCAAAAAGTGCTAGAATAAGAGCTAGAGCACTTAAAATAGCAGGTGCTAATACTGTCAAAAGATTTGCTAGAAAACTTACCAAACCAGGAGCTGGTATTGCTAAGAGAATATTGACTCCTTTTACTTTATATGGTGGTAAAAAAGCAGGTACTCTTGCAGCTAGAGCAATTGGATCTGCACTTGGTAAAGAATATCTTGCTGAAAGACTTGGAAGATCTGTTTTTAGGAATGTTGTTGGTAATAAATTTTATGCTAGGAAACTTGGATCAAAATTAACTATAAATCAATTAGCTGATTTGATTATAGAAGCTAAAACAATTGATGCAAACGCTAAGAGAAAAATGGTAAAAATTGCAGCAAAAAGTGCTGCAAGAAATAAAAAAGGCATTATAAAAGCAGGTGGAAAAGTTGTTCAAAGAAATATACCAGGATTAACTGAAGCAGCAGGAAGAAAGATAACAAAAAAAGTTTCTCAGCGAGTGGGTAGTAAAGCTTTAAACAAAGCTCTTTCTTCTGGTGATGGAGCTTTTCTTAGAGCACTTAGTAGTCCAACAGTTCAAAAAGCGATAGTTCAAAAAATTGGTAAAGAGGGAGCAGAAAAAATAGGGATAAAACTTGCTGCTGGTGGTGCAAAAGGTGGATTTCCGTTATTTGGTACTGCCTATGGTGTTGTAGAAGGTTTAGTTCGTCTTGCTTTGGGTGATCCAGCTGGAATGATGTTATCGTTTGGTAGTTCTATTCCAGCAGCAGGTTGGGGATTTGCTATTATTGATATTCTACGTGACATTGATAAGGATGCGTATGTAACACATATTAAACCAAATCTTCCATTACCATCTGATGAGAATCTTGCAGGATATTTCCAACAAGCATTTGGTCTAGCTCCTGATCAATATGAGAGAGGAAACATTGATATTAAGTCATCTATGATTGGTGATAATACAAGTGCTATCTCAGAAATACTTAGTGTAACACAAGCATTTGGTGATGCAACAGGATTTGGTGGAGAAGCTGCTAGGATTATATCAGATTCTGGACTAGGATCTTATTCAGTGCCTAAAGTAAGTTATAATTTTGATGTTGGAAATTATTCTGGATCTACTGATGATGTAATTGCTAGAAAATCAAGAGATAAGAAAAAAAGTGGAATAGATCCAAGAATATTAGAAGCACATCCAGAACTTGATCCAAATAAACCTGGTGATTATATAAAGTTAAAAAGAAAAGTTATTCCTTTAGATACAGCATTAAGTATAGAAGAAGCGATAGAATTAGGAGTTGTAACTCGTAGAAAAGATGGTCAAGAAGAAGGTAAAAATCAATGGTGGGATTTTTTGGATAGGTTTGCTAATCCCGCTGCTGGTGAAGGGGGAACTACTTCTCCCAAAGCACAAAGCGGTATGCTAGCTCATCATACCGCAACATATTCTGGCGTTAAGATAGATGCTAGTGGAGAACCTGGAGTAGACTTTACTCCCGAAGGAGACTATAACAGAGCAGTTTTTGATGGTTATGTCAGTGATATAGGTCATCAATATAATCCAAATGCCATAGGTGGTGATGGTCGTCAGGGAGCAGGTTATGGACATTATATTGGAATTACTAGTGTTGATCCTAAAAATGGAGAAAAATTTGAAAGTTTATATGCTCATTTTCCAGAAGGTGAACTTGATAAGTGGAAAATAGGTGACAAGGTTAATTACGGTGATATTTTGGGTAAAATGGGTACGTCAGCTGATTATGCTGATCCAAAAACAAGATATCATGTTGGTAGCGGTACTGGACCTCACACTAGTTTAGATTTCTTTGTACCAGGTACTAATAAACCTTATCCAAATTGGAGAAACATAGTTCCTCTGATTGATATTAAATTTAATTCAAAACCAACTACCAATCAAAGTTCGTTAAATAGCATTGAAGCTAACACTAATTTAGCATCAACGATGACAAACATGGTAGAGAATGGTAGTAATGAGAGATTAATGACACAAAGACAGGCAACAAGAAAAAATCCAATTGTGATTGTTAATAATCAAGTTATCAATAACACCACATCACCCGTCATTTTTGGTGATAATAGTCAAGAGGAAAATTTCTTTGAAGCATTTAACTTAGCAAGGTATACAGTATAATGGCATCAATGCAAAAGACATATACAGGAGATTTAACGCAGTTTATTGCTAAGAAAATCATTGCAGCTCTTTTAAAAAAGGCAAAATCTGGAAAAAAGGGTATAGGTATTGAAGATGATGATGTTGTTGGTGGAAAATCAAGTCCAATAAATCCCATAACTTCTATTGTACCTACTCCTAAAAGTCCTCTAGGAGAGTTACAGTCAAGTGAGAATTTTGATAAAGGTGAACTTGGTAAACTAGCAAGAAAGGATCCTTTATTAAAGAAAAGGTTAATTCAGCAAAGAATGCGTCCTATGGGAGGGAAACCCATCATTAGTGCTGAGAGAGGATTTTTTCCTAGAGCATTTTCTAAAATATTTGATGATGGAATTGAGGTTAAAGAGAAGAAACTTGGCGTTTTCTTAGAAAAAGTAGCACTTTCATTGAGTTCTAGTATCAATACCATCAATGAAAAGATGGATGAATCAAATGAAAATGTAATCGCTGCAAAAGATGGTATTGATAAAACTTATAAGAAATTAGAACAAAATGGTGATTCCCTTGAACAAAAACTAGATGCTATTATTGATGCACTAAGATATTCTAATAGATCTGCTGAAGAAAAGAGAGATAAGAATGAAGCAGCTGCAAAAGAAGCATTTATGCAGCAACAAGTAGATTTGTCTAATGCTAATAGAATCTTAATGCAAGACATGGATAGACAAGAGATCCGTGATATGCAAGCTGAAGATTTAGCAGAAGATGATAGAGGTCGTATTCAGATGGATCAGGGTGAGACATTTGAGGATGATGATCTACCAAGTCTTGCTAGAGGTGGTATAGTTTCTGGTCCTGATAGTGGATATCTTGCGGTTTTACATGGAGATGAAGCAGTCATACCTCTTGATAATAATTTTACTCAAGGTGAACCTACTGCTGTTGGTAAAGAACCAATTTCACAAATGCCAATGATGGCAGAGAGAGGTATAACTCCTGGTGACAATCCAGACAATATGAAACCTAAATTCAGTATTAATGCACCATCAGTAAATCCTAAATTAAATTTTGGTGGTAATACTGGTGGTGGAGATCTTGCGAAAGCAATACAATTACCAGCTAAAATGGCAGGTATAGTTACTGGTGGTTTGATGTCAAATGTATTGTCAACTTCTATATTACCACGGGGTGTTGTAAATCATATAAAATCTCTTATTTCTCCTATAATGGAATCATTTGGTGTCGGTAATTTAGCATCTAATTTGACAGAGGGTTCAGAAGAAAAACTTGCTCAGTTACAAGGAAGACAAGATGTTCTTTCTGGTGGTATGGGTAAAGAAAATAGAGAAAGAGGAATTTTTGGTAGACTTAAAGATTTCCTATTTGGAACTGGTGGCGGTACTATGACCTATAGAGGAGGTACTGGTGGTAATACTTACATCAACAATAGATCATCTGGAACTGGTGGATACGGTACTGGTGGAATGTTTGATTTTCTTAATAGAAAACCAAGTGATAATATTGATCAATTAAGATATAAATCAGATCATCCATTAGGAACGGAACAACCTAACCCATTTAAACCAGGATCAACATTATATAAGAATTTTGAAAGAATGAGAGAAATGGATAGGTATGGTGTATTAGATATCAGTTCTAGTGGAGGAGATAGTCAGTTCTTTGCTAAAAATGTTACCTATGATAATGCATTTGATTATAATAAATTTAACTCTCCTGAGCATGGATTAAATATTTCTAATGTGGCATACAATATGTCAATGCAAGATGAAGTTGATAGTATTGTTGATGCAATATCTAACCCAGAGGAACAAGTAGTATTAAATAATCAAACTGCTAATAGCAATTCTGATAATCAAATAGAATATTCTGCTATACAAGTGAGAGGAAATCCTTTGAAACAAGGAACATACATATCACCATACTCGGTATAATTAAATGTCAGAAAAGAATTACGCAACGAGTTTTGATATTATACAAATTGCTTTGTATGCAGTTGTGGATGATACTAAACCATACGCTAACCTTTCGGGTGATATGTGTAAACAGTTTCAGTATTATGAAGATATCATGTGGCCATCATATGCTGCTACTATGGTAATAGAAGATAGTGCAGAAAATATTATCTCTACTATGCCCATTCAGGGATTTGAAAAAGTTGTTGTTGAAGTTGATGATTTAACAAATAATTCTGGTAGAAATAAAGGTAGATATACATATGAGTTTCGTGTTTGGAATATTTCTAACAGAGTTAGTGTATCAAGACGACAGGTATATACATTATCTTTATTATCTCGTGAGGGATTGCGTAATGAAGGAATTACTGTTAATAAAAAATTAGATGGTACTACATCTGGAATAGTAAAAAAAATTTTAGATGAGTATTTACAAGTTTCTTCCACAGATATGGATATAGAAGCGTCTACAACAAATATGGTTATACTACCTACAAAGAAGTCTCCATATACTGTGATAAAATCACTTCTACCGAAAACCATATCAGAAAAAATTTCTAAAAATATTGAGACTGCTAACAATAGTGATGAAGCATCTGATACTAAAAGCGATGTTTCAGATCCAGAAGCGTCAAAAGGAACTGGCACAGCTGGATATCTATTCTTCCAGACTAACAGAGGATTTGTTTTTAGATCAATTGATAGTTTAATTTCCACTGATAAAGATAGATTCAATGGAAGACCAGTTGTAGGAGCTCCATTTTATTGGCAACCTGCAAAATTGAACGATCCTTCTCTGTTTAGAATACAAGAAATTGTATTTGGTCAAGAATTTGATATGATCAAAAAGTTGAGAGAAGGACACTTCTCATCAGTCGTATGCTCTTTCAACATAAATACACTAACTTACAAGGAGCAAAAATATTCTCTTAAGGATACATGGGGTGACATGGCACATTTAGGTAGTCAAACAAAATTACCGAAGGGTCAAAGGGAATTATCAGAGTATCCAACGAGAGTTATGTCAACCATTCTTGATAATGAGGTCTTTAACCAAGATCCTAAAATTGCTTCGGTTGAGGATGGAGGTGATGGTAGTCATCGCTATCAAGATTTGCAATTACATTATTTGTCTCAAGGTCTTGCAAGAGCAGGTTTACTGTTTAATCAACAATTAACAATATCTTTGACAGGACATCTTGAGTTATGTGCAGGTGATAAAATTGAAATTAAAATTCCTGATCAATCAGCGGAGGTTGCAAAAGAGACTGCATATGACCCAGAACACAGTGGTACATATTTAATCAAACAAGTAAATCATCAATTCAACATGGGGGATAGCAGAACTGTATATACTGTGTTAGACTTGATAAGAGATTCTCAAGGAATCCAAGATCAAGAAAGTAAAGTAAAATAAGGAGAACTTATGGACACTATAGAACAACATATTAAAAAAGATAGAGATATCATAGAAGATCCAACATCAAATCCTGCTGCACGTAGACATGCAAAAGTGGAGTTGGAAGAACTACAAACTTATGCAGAACATCATAAAGATGAAATCGCAGCAGGTGATCATCATGATCCTAATGCTTTAGAATTGTTCTGTGAAATGCATCCAGATGAACCAGAGTGCTTAGTATATGACGATTGATTCTGCCCTAAACGAACTTTTTCCAATTCACCAAATAGGATCTGACGGATTCCGATGGTGGGTTGGACAAGTTGAAACACCTACTGACGAAGACCCTAAAAAGTCTGGAAGATGTAAAGTAAGAATTGTTGGAATACATCCAAAGGATTGTTTGGGTGTTAGCACTGATGATTTGCCTTGGGCAATTTCTACATTTCCTGTAACTACACCACATATACCTGGTGCTTGTACAACAGTTTCAAATAAAATTAAAAAAGGTGTTTGGGTAATAGGATTTTTCCTTGATAATGATCAACAACATCCATGTATCATCGGATCTATTGGTGGTGTTGCTCATTCAACAGATCAGAAATTGGAGGGAGAAGATCCTTCAAAAGAATGTTTAGGATTTAGTAGTTATCTACCTAGTTTTACAAAAATTGCTGATTTATCAAGCACAAAAGACGGTGAAGTTGTTAACAGAACTAATACTGATGTAGGTCAGGTAACAACTGGTATAAAACAAGAGACTGAGGACAAAACTGAAGTTATTGAAAATAATAAAGATAATTTACAAGAAGCTCAGGATGCAGAAAATAGTAATTCAAATACTGCTGGTACTAAAGTATGTGTAGAAAGACCAAGCACATGTAAAACTGATCTAAAATCTAAGTATACTAGATTGTTCTCTGAAATGTTATATGAGATTCAAAGAAATGATGGTAAGTTAGGAACATATCTTGTAGGTGAGTTATCTGGTGGCATATATGATCAAATAGACCTTGGTAGAGAATATGTTGATAAAGCAATTCTCATAATGAGAACATTTATTGCCAATATAAAAGGATTCGTTTTAGACAAAATTAAAGAAGCATCTAAATGGATTACAAAATCACTTCTAAAACCTGATAAAAATGGAAGAGGACTGAAT